CTCGCGGCGGCTATCGTCGCGGCTTGTGGCGTGCGCTCCCCGGTTGACGGCGTGGTTGAGACCGACACGGGGGCAGCCGAAGACGAGAGCACCGAGGAGACCGGAGAGAGCACCGAGTGCCTCAGCGGCTCCCACAATCACCTCGATGGCGACTGGTGCAAGTGTGACGACGGCTTCGACTGGTGCGACGGTGCGACCCTAGACTGCTGCCCTAAGTAGGCCACTATGTGCGTCGCGCCTGAGCCGATCTTGCTCCCGTATCAGCGAGAGTGGATCGCCGACCGCTCGCCGGTGAAGGTGTGCGAGAAGTCCAGGCGCACGGGCATCACGTGGGCATCGGCGCTTGAGGCTGTCATCGTTGCCAGCGCAGACAAGTCGGCCGGCGGCATGGACGTCTATTTCATGACCTACGCCGAGGACGATGCCAAGGAGTTCATTAGGGACTGCGAGGCGTGGGCGAAGGTCATGGGCGCACTGCATGGCGAGGTGTGGGTCGAGGAGGATGAGCGCCAGCAGTCACGGGGCGGGAAGCTTGTCACCGTCAAGATTCTGGTCATTGAGTTCCCGGGCGGGTTCCGTATCCACGCCCTGGCAGGACGCCCCCGCAAGTTCCGCGGCAAGCAGGGCTTCGCCATCATCGACGAGGCGGCCTACGTCGATGACTTGCCGGGGATCATGAAGGCCGCGACGGCGTTCCTGATGTGGGGCGGACGCGTGGCTCTAATCTCGACCCACTGCGGCGAAGAGAACCCGTTCAACAAAGCTGTTTGCGATGCGCGCGACGGCATAAAGAAGAGGTGGGGCTTCCACTCGATCCCGCTTGGCGCAGCTGTACAGCAGGGACTGGCACGAAGGATCTGCGCTGTCAGCGGGCAGGAATACTCCGACGAGTGGGCAGAACGCTGGGAGTCCGACCTACGCGACGACTACGGAGCTGCGGCAGACGAAGAACTCGACTGTGTACCCTCTCGCCAGGGCGCCGGGTACTTCGACCCTGCCATGGTGGCCAAGTGCCGGGCGGGCGGGCTGTCCGTCTTGCGCTGGCAGCATCCCCGCGAATGGGGTGACAAGCCGGTCGCCGTGCGTGAGGCCGAGTGCGAGGTGTGGATCGAGCACGTCCTGACGCCGCTGCTCAAGGCGATGAGCCCAATGCGAGGGAACGCGCTAGGCGTCGACTTTGCGCGATACACAGATGGGAGCGTATGGGTGCTAGGCCAGGCCAACGGTGCAACCCGCAGGTGCACGCTTGTGCTTGAGCTGTTCTGCGTACCGCTTCGCCAGCAGGAGCAGATTCTAGGTGCCATCATGCGCGGCGCACCCCGGCTCGGCTCGGTACACATGGACCAGACCGGCAGCGGCTTTGCCCTCTACGAGTGGGCCCGGGAGAACTTCGGCGGCACAGTCGAAGGCTTCACGCTCGGCCCCAAGTGGCACGACGAGACATGGCCAGCGCTACATCAGGCCATGACTGAGCGCGCCATAGACATCCCCGACGATGACGACAGCGCGGGCGACTTCCGCCTCGTTGAACTGATCGACGGTAAGCCACGCGTGGCAAAGCGCCGCGTCAAAGGCAAGATGGGCGGCATGCGTCACGGTGACTTCGCCGTCGCGTGCGCACTGATGTACTCTGCAAGCAAGGGCATGGGCTCAAGGGTCACTGCTCATCGCGTCCCGAAGCGGGCGTCTAGAAGGACATTCTGACCATGGTCGACATCATCAACGAACAGGGCAAGCCCGCAAACGCATCTACCCAGGATCTCACGCGACAAGTCGCCGCCGAGTCTCGACGATCGATAAGGAGCCCGAACCAGGAGTTTATCGCCGGCAGGGTCACACCGCCGGACCTGGCGCTGATGATCCGCAACGCGGCCAACTGGGACCCTCGCCGGTTCATGCAGTTCGCGCAGGAGGTCGAGGAGCGAGACGGCCACTATCGGTCAGTGCTGTCCACTCGCAAGATGGCCGTTCGGGCGCTGCCGTGGTCCATCGTTCCGTTTGATGAGTCCGCCGAAGCTCAGGAGGTTGCCGAGTTCGTGACGCGTGCACTCGAGCGCAAGGGGTTCGACAGCATGATCGGCGACGCGCTTGACGGTCTAAGCAAGGGCTTTTCTGTCACGGAGATCGTCTGGTCCTACGATATCGAGCCCGGGCGCATCGTCCCGTGTGAGTACCTGTGGAGAGATCAGCAGTACTTCGGATTCGATGAGGAGACGCAGACCCGGATTCAACTCGTGTCGGATGAGCACCCGACCTATGGGGAGCCGCTCAATCCGCTCAAGTTCATCGCCCACAAGCCACGGCTCAAGTCCGGCAAGGTGGCGCGGTCCGGGTTGATCATGACGGTCGCAGCGATGTCGCTGATCAAGTCGTTCATCACCCGGGATTGGCTGGCCTTCTCGGAGGTCTTCGGCATGCCGATCCGCTACGCGATGATGATGGAGAGCGCCACCGAGGAGGAGCGCGAGATGATCATGCAAGCGCTGCTCGACATTGGGAGCGACGCCGCTGCCATCTTCTCGAAGTCCGTCGACGTGAAGTTTGAGGGAGTCAACACAACGGCTCACGGCGACTTCTATGAGAATGGCGTTCGGTACTGGAATCAGGAGATCTCCAAGGTCACGCTGGGCCAGACGATGACGACCGAGGACGGCGCATCGCTCGCGCAGGCCAAGGTGCACGACGGGGTTCGGCAAGATATCCGAAACGCCGACGCCAAGACGCTCGCCGAGACGCTGAACGAGCAGCTCATCACGTCGATCGTTTCGCTCAACTTTGCCGGGGTCGAACCTCCGCGCCTGGTGTTCGACACTAGCGAGCCCGAGGATGTGGTCTCGCTTGCCTCCGCGCTCATCCCGTTCGTTGACCGCGGTCTGCCTGTGACCTTTGAGCAGATCTACGGGAGCTTCGGCATCACGCCGCCCGAGGATGGCCAGGAGTGCCTCAAGGGAGCCGTCAAGGACTCAGGCGATGGCGATGGCGATGAACCGCCAGACGACGAACCAGATGAGGACGACGAAGAGGCAGAGGAGGCCGCGCGCTTCCTGGGACTGACCAAGGCAGAGGCGCTTGCGCTGAAAGCACGGGTTAGGGACCCTTTCGCGGTAACGGCGACCGAGTAGATCGGGCCGCCCGCAAATACGCCGCTGACCTACAGCGGTACGCGTCGCACATGCACGACGAGATCGACGCGCGAGTCATCGACCGCCTGCCAGCCATGGTCGAGCTTGACCCGGACGGCCGGCTTTCCGCACGCACACGCGGATGGTTGCTCGCTGAGCTCCACACGATCAGCATGCAGATCGCACAGGGCCCCGCCGCTGAGGCTCGAGATGATGCGGACGCCCATGTTGAGCGCATGCGCGAAGCCGCGCTAGGCATGTTCGGCGAGCAGATCGACGGGCTCACCGACGACCCCGACGAGCGCGAGGCTATCCGGCTGCGGTCAGACGCTGCGGACGTTGGCAGCATGCAAGCAGCCCTCCGTATCCGTGAAGCCGAGTTGATCGAGAGCATCCGGGAAGAGGCGATTGGCAAGATGGCCGACCGCCTAATCCTGGCTCTGGACAAGCAAGGCACCATCGAGGAGCGCATAGCGCGGGCTGACTTCGAGGCGCGCGAGGTCACGATCATGACGCAACGACGCGTCAACCGGATAGCGTCGTGGGAGTCAGACACGATGAACGTCGAGTACGAGGAGCAGTTTTGCTTCGCCAACGAGATCGGCTCCTACGTGTGGCAGACGCAAGAAGACGGCGACGTGCGAGAGCAGCACCAGCTGCGCCAGGGCGAGGTGTACCCATGGGCCGACCCACCGGAGGACGGGAACCCAGGCGAGCCGCCTGCGTGCCGCTGTGTAGCTGTGCCAGTGCTTGAGTTTTTCGGAGGAGACCCAGGATGACGTTCAAATGGAGATTCACATTCGCTGACCTGCTCTCGGGGACCAACATCATCGCCCGCTTGCGAGAGGCCGAGGTCATGCTTGAACCGGCCATCAATGACGACGTACTCACGTTTGAGTGGGTCGACCGGCGCGACGAGAAGCCGCACAGCAGCCGGGGCAACGCGCACGGTGCCCGCAAGTGGGCCGACATCCAGGGCATCACGCTGCATCAGACGGCGGTTGACTTCGGGGACGACCCGATGCGCAAGGACCTGACGAGCATCCCGGTACACGGTATGACCCTGCAAAGCGGAGATATCGTGCTGCTCCACCGGCCCACTGACTACATGTGGCATGGCAACGGCTTCAATCAGCGCGATATCGGCATTGAGGTGAGCTGTCGAGCCGCGGGCATCGAAGGCGTCCCGGGCACACTGTGGCTCCCGAGCGACAAAGCTCACCTTGAGGGAGCCGATCGACTGGCGCAGGGCATCGAGGCGAGCGACCGGCAGCTTGAGGCCACGAAGGCCCTGGTGCGCTACTACGTGGAGCAGGTCGCGGCCAACGGGGGAAAGGTGCTCTACATCCACGCCCACCGGCAGGCGACGAGCCAGCGAGTCAGCGACCCGGGCTCACGCATTTGGCACGCGGTCGGCGAGTGGGCGCGCGATGAGTTGGGGCTCGAGGTCGGCCCGCCTGACTTCGCCATCGCGGACGGTCAGCCGCTGCCAGACGCGTGGACGGGGCGTGCGAACGGGATCAAGTACAATTGGCAGTTCGACGGCCGCCTTGAGGGGACACCGAAAGTGTCACACTAGGCGACTTTGCAACTTATCTTGACATTGGCGCGGTTGTGCCCCCACAATAACCGCGTGCCGTCCGCGTCTCCGATTGCTGCCAGATCGGCAGCCCCCCGGGGTGTTTCGCTTTCCCCAAGTTTCGCAGGGGGTGCGATCGATCTGTTTGCTCTCAAGGATGCCGGCGGCACGGCGCAGGGCGGGACGGTCCCCACGGCCATCCCGCTGTGTCCAATCGGCGACGTGGAGGCGCGCGACGGCCGTTTCTTCCGTCTGCCTGCCAACGAAGTTGCCGAGGTTATCGCCCGCACGGCACACGATTACCCGCAGGGGTTCGTGGTCGATTGGCGCCACGACACAGAGCACAGCTTCGGCGCTGGCGACGAGTCGGCCGCTGCTTGGGCTGACCCTGCCACCATGCGCATCGAAGACGGTCTGCTCGTCATCGACGTCGAATGGACAGAGCGAGGCATGGCGTCAGTCGCCGCGCGCGAGTTCCGCTACATCTCACCAGTCTTCTACCCGGACCCAGACACCCGGATTGTGCAGTCTTTCAAATCGGCGGCACTCACAAATAACCCGGCGCTTTCAATGCCGGCCCTGAACGCACACGAGCCAACCATGCCCGAATCCACCCAGCCCAACGGCGTACGCGCGATCTTCGGTCTCGCAAAGGACGCTGACCACGAGACCATCATCGCTTCCGCCCTGAGCCTGCAAAAGAAGGCCGAGGCATTCGACGCGCTCACCGTTGAGCACGAGGCGCAGGCTGCCTTGCTCGAAGCGACCAAGGACCAACTCGCCAAGGCAAAGGCCACCGTTGAGGCCGCAGAGGCCTCGGCCAAGTCATCCGCCGCGGAGGCGTTCGCCACTAAGCGCGAGCAAGTCTTGGACGGCGCGATGAAGGCCGGCAAGTTCACGCCCGCACAGCGCGAGGCCTACACCAAGATCGCCAAGGACGACGACGGGCTCACGAGCCTGGTCGAACTGTTCGCCTCGGCTCCAAGCCACGGTCTGACCACGGTTGACCCAGCATTCAATCAACCGCCCACGGGCTCAAGCAAGAAGCTAACCGCCGGTTGCAGTTCAGTACATGAGTTCTCGTCAAAGGCGGGAATGAGTCTCGGGGCTGCACAGGCGATCTGGAATGAGGAGAACTCCAAATGAGCGTCTACGATCTGGCGTACAAATCGCCTATTCACACTTTCGATTACGTCACCCTGCTGGCCGTCACAAAGAACAAGATGGTTGGCGTCAACGCTGTCGGGACGCTTGTCCCGGCTGAGGGTGCAACCTGCACCAAGGCCATCGGATGGGCCAAGGCTGACTACGCCATCGGCGACGTCGCGCAGGTCAACATGGGGATCGTTGCGTTTGACAACGACACCGACGAGCCCGTGCTCGTAAGCGACCTGTTTACGGTTGGCAAGGTTGGCGAAGAGGCCACCGGGCTAACGGTCAGCGGCGCAACCGGAACCGACGCCACCCTTTGCGGGCGAATCCTCGCCATTGACAGCCAGTCCGGCAAGGTCTGGATCAACACCCTGGATCGAGGATAGGACCATGACCAGCATTCAGCCATTCAGTAGCGACGCGTACCTCACCGACATCTTCCCCCGCACCTTTGCGGCGGCGCAGACCAGTGTTGAGCGCATCTACACCCAGCACGGCGGCTTGGTCACCCAAGTCCCGTCCGGCACTTCGCAGAACATCTACACCTGGCTAAGCCAGGCGCCTGGTATGCGCGAGTGGCTCGGAGAGCGTCAGGTCAAAGAACTGTCGGGCAACCAGTTCACCGTCGTGAACAAGTCATTCGAGGACACGCTTGGCGTGCACCGCGACGACTTGAGCGACCTGAGCCGCATCGCCGACATCGGCATGTGGGTCGAGAAGCTCGGCCAGGTCACGGGCGAGCATCCCGACGAGACCATGTGGACCTTCCTTAAGGACCAAGGCGCCAGCGCGCTCGGGTTCGACGGGGTACCACTGCTCAACGGCTCGCACCCGCTGAAGAACGGCGACACCTACTCGAACAACGACACGGGTGGCTCTTCCACTCCGTGGTACTTGCTCGACGTGTCATCGATGGACAAGGGTCTTATCTGGCAGACCCGTAGCCCCTACGAGTTGAAGGTGATGAACGCGGACGAGCCCGGCAATGTGACGGGGTTCATGACGCGTAAGCACCTCATCGGCGCAGAGTGCCGCGTCGCGGTTGCACCTGGCAACCCTGCACGGATCTACAAGTCCAACAAGGCCCTTGACAGCACCAACTTCAAGGCTGCAAAGACGGTCATGCGCGGGCTCAAGGGCGACGAAGGCCGACCGATCCGCGTCCGTCCGTCGATCCTCATGGTGCCACCCGAGCTTGAGTTCGCGGCCCTTGAGATTGCCACCGCACAGCGGAACGCCGCTGGCGCAACGAACATCTTGGCGGGAACCGTCACGGTGGTCGTCAACGAGTACTTGGCCTAACAGGAACTCGGACACGATAGCCACGCCCGGGAAGCCGCGGCGTGGCCTTCGTGGTGAAGGCAGCCGATGGCGTACATCACCCCTCAAGAGATCGTCGATCGGTACGGACTGGACTACCTCCAGATCCCATCCGACCGCGACTGTGATGGGTTCGTGGACATGCCTGCCGTGCTGCTGGCGATCAAGGACGCCGACGCGGAGATCAACAAGTTCCTAAGTTCGCGGTTCACGGTCCCGATCGCTACGGTCGAGACAGACGACCGGTGGGCGTGGATCAAGCGATGCTCGGCAGACATTGCCGTGTACTTCTTGGCCGAGTCATGGTCTTCGATGACTGACCTCATCGAGAAGCGCCGCGACCAGTGCATGGAGCAGCTCGAGAAGATCGCCAACGGGACGATCAACCCGGGCGGTCCAGCGACGGCCATCACAGACGGATTCCGAGTTTGCGCCAATGAGCGCCAGTTCACCCGAACCAAGCTAGCGGGGATCGTCTGATGCTCATCGAGATCGACGAAGGCCGCGACCCGATGCGCATCATTGAGCGCGCGATCAAGGATTTATTCAGCCGCAGCACGATGGCCAAATACGGCCGTCGCGTGCGTCTGAACACGCGGGAGCGGATGGTCCGAGAGGTGGACCCCGACGGTTCCCCTTGGGTTGCGCTTGACCCAGACTACGAGGCCAGCAAGAAGGGGCCCGGCAAGCTTCGGGAGTCGCTCGACATGTTCAGCGGCCTTGAGGTGCGCGCGCGCGTAGGCGAGGCCAAGGTGGGCACTGACCTGTTCTATGGTCCGCTGCATCAGACCGGATGGCCTGACACGAACCTGCCCGCCCGCCCTTGGATGGGGATAACCGACGCCGACACGGACGCGATCACGGTCGTGGCTGACGACGTGTGGGAGGCGGCCTTCGCATGAGCGTCGCCATCGAGGTCAACCCGATCACCGTGCTCGACGGGGTTGCCGGCCTGGAGCTGGCGAACCTTGAGGCCTACGTGGTCGACTACTTCCAGCAGAACGCCAAGCCGGTATTCAAGGAAGTAGATCGATGGCGGGGACAGTTCAAGGTGGACGACGTTTCGCGGCGGTCGTTCAAGTCTCCCGCGATGTTCATCACTTGCACAGGGACAGACGGCGACGCCCAGACCTCGGGCTCGATGACCTACGAGAGCATCGGGTTCTCCGCGGCAATCCTCGCGCCATCCGGCGGCGGCGGCGACAACGGAGATGATAGGGATCGCTACAAGTGGGCCTTGGCGCTCGCGGGCGTCGTCCTCTCACTGCTGCACCAGATGGCCCCGCCCAAGACGCGCGACACAGGCACCGGTCTGCTCGTCGGCTCAACGGCTTACCCCTGGCGGCGTGCGTCCAATATCGGATTCCGCAACCGCTACAGTGTGAAGCTCGACAAGATGGGCCAGTCGCTGATCGAGTTCAGTTGGTCCCACCTCGTGGAGATCGGCAACGTGAACGCCGACACGATGGATGCGCTAGGCTCCATCTTCGGTGAGACCTTCCCGGACAGCCCAGACAGTTCCAACCCGCCCGCCGAGGGCCTGGTGACTTTCGCATGACCAAACAAAAGAGATACAAGGTTCGGCCCGCCCGCAAGCGGCCAGATGGAAGCCTCGCGCCGGTCGTCCTCCGCTACAAGGGGATGCCGTCAATGATCGTCATGGAGGAGCACATGGAGGTAAACGCGGACATGCACCGCGCGTTCATGGCCGGCGACCTGGAGATTGACGACTACGAGCACGACCGCCCCGGCACCGCCAAGGCTTCGAAGCCCACATCCAAGAAGGCCGCTCGCTCGAGCAAGAAGGCCGAACCCAAGCCCGAGGCCGCCAGCGCAGCACCGGCAGAGAAGACTGAGGCAGACTGATGGCTCTCGTAACAGGCGTTCCGCAAACCAACCTTCCCGGGCGCTACGCGTCCATTGACAACTCCCGCGCAACACAGGCGACCGCAGGCACGTCCTACAAGGCGCTGATCGTCGGGACCGCTACGGCCGGCTCGACCGGCGCTGTGAGCGTGGTCGAACAGATGTTCGGCGACACCGATGCCCAGCAGTGGGGCGAGGGCGGACACCTCGACCGCATGGTCACCAAGTTCAAGGCCAACAACACGGCCAGCCCGCTGTTCGCCATCGCGCTTGCAGAGGGTGGGGGGGCGACAAAGGCCGAGGTTGAAGTGACGGTCCCAGCCGGAACGGCCACGGCTAACGGCACGCTGCACATGTACGTCGGTGGCCAGTACACCCCCGTACTTGTCGCAGAGGGTGACGATGAGGGCGCGGTAGCTGCGAGCATCGGCGCGGCGGTCACCGCCAAGACCACCTTACCGCTTGAGGTCAACGCGGTCGCGCTCAGCGTGGCGACGCTTGACTGCAAGTTCGGCGGCGAGGCTGGCGACTCGATCGATATCCAGTTCAACCGGGGTATCAAGGAGAAGACCCCGGCCGGAATCGTGCTACCAACGATCGCCTACACCGGCGGCACCGGCGATCCTGCTTTGACGGCAGCGATCGCGGCAATGGTGGATGTGCAATACACGCACATCTACATTCCCTACACCGACACCACGAACCAGAACCTGATTTTGGACGAGCTAAACAGTCGGTTCGGGCCAGGGGATCAGCAGTGGGGGATCAGCTTCACGGGGGTGAACGACTCCACCGCGAACTTGATCACCTACGGAAACGCTCGCAACTCGCAGTTGCAGGTGTACCCTTCATTCGACCCCGGCACCGCTTCGCCAGACTTCGAGGCGGGCGCGGCGTTCATGGCGCAGGCAGTCGGCGAGCCCGACCCGGCCCGACCACTTCAAACGCTTGGCCTTGTGGGCATCGAGGGCGCACCTGCTGGAGCAGGCCAGCGACGGTCGAACACTGAGCGGAACTCGCTGCTTGGCAACGGTATCGCCACGACCAAGGTCAGCGACTCTGGGCTCGTGCAGATCGAGCGAGCGGTTACCAGCTACCAGACCAACCCGGCCGGAAACCCCGATGTGTCCTACAAGGACCTCATGACGCCGCTCACCACATGCGTGTGGCGCGACGCGATCAACGCCCACTTCGCGCAGAAGTACCCGCGGCACAAGTTGGCCGACGACGGGAACACCTTTGGCGCAGGGCAGCCGGTGATCACCCGGACGATTGCACGCGCGGAGATCATCGGGGTCTTCGAGATCTTCCAAGACGCGGCGATCCTCGAAAACCTCGAAGCGTTCAAGACCTCGCTCATCGTTGAGCGGAGTCTGGTCGACGAGAACCGGCTCGAATACTCCTGTAACCCAGATGTGGTCAACCAGTTCCGCATCCTCGCAGGCGTCATCGCCTTCATCCTATAGGCTGGAAGGGAGCAAGACTCATGGCACAACTCACAGGACGCTCAGAAATCTTCATCAACTCGATCAAAATGGGCACCGTAGCCGGTGGCAAGGTCATGCACGGCGGGGAGGTCCGCGAGATTGTGCAGGGCCAGTTCAAGCCGCTCGGCTACAAGGTGACCGGCGTGGCGCCCGGCGGCGTTGAGCTGGAGATCGCAGACAGCGCAAGCGTCAGGGTCTCAGACTTCGACGTGACTGACGGCACCGTAATGGTGTCCGTAGACACGGGCGGGATCTACGTCATCACGGGTGCGACTCGCACTGGAGACCCGCCTATCCTAGACGTGGCGTCCGGGACCTACTCGATCACCATCGAGGGCCAAGTGGCTCTTGAGATTTAGTGTTACGCTCTCGCCATGAGCGAAACACCCCCAGTCGAGTCGGAAGCGAAGCCGAAGAAAAAGACCTGGCGCGACGATGAGCGCGTGACGGTGACCCCCGAGTATTTCGAGTTCGAGATCTTGGGCGGTTACCTACCATCAGCTAATCGCGCAAGGCGCGAGCTGGAGGAGAACCCGGACAACGCGCCACCGTCCACCATCCGCATGCGGCGCAAGCTGTACGCGGGCGATCAAATAAAGCTCGACGAGTACCCGGACACGGGGGAGCGAGCTAACTCGATGGCCCTCTGCTGCATTCTGACCGGCGTCGATTACGACATGATGGCGCGCATGGACTGGCAGGACTACCGGCTGGTGCTCACCGCATGCAACGAGGTGAGCGAGGGAAAGGCGTAGGGCGCGGCGGGCTCGTCGACACGCAGATTGCGGTCGTCGCATATGCATTCGGGTGGAAGCCTTCGGACTTCGATGTGACGCTGGCGATCCTCAACGCGTGGCATTCGAGAGCCCTGACCGTGCTGACCAAGATCAGGTGAAGAGATGGCAGACCTAGCGCTAAACATCAGGATCAAGACGATCCGCGAAGGTGCCGCCGCGCTCAATGGCCTGCGCACAGACCTGCGGGGCCTGTCGTCTGACGCTGGGAAGCTTGGGCGCGGGGGGTCGCGCGATGGACTGGCCGGCATTGGCCGGGAGGCAAAGCGGACAGGTGCCGACTTGCAGGACGCGGCGCGCGGGATGGCTGACTTAGGCCGCGGGGCCGAGAGGCTGCTACGTGGCCCGATTGAGGCGGCGACTGAGTACGAGACATCTCTGGCCAACATCAGCACGCTGACAAACGACGCAGCGTTCGCGCAGGAGAACCTGCGCAGGATTACGCGCGAGGCGTCGCTGGAGTTCGGCGGGACCGCTACGGACCAAGCTGGCGCGCTGTACGACATCATCTCGGCAGGAGCGAAGGACGCCGAAGAGGCACAGCTGACGCTTAGCCAGGCGAACAAGCTATCGATCGCCGGGCTGACTGGCGTCGACGTTGCGACCAAGGCACTCTCCGCGACCACTGCGAACTTTGCGCGCGAGGGCGTGGACGCGACTGATGCAGCCGATGCGTTGTTTGTGGCTGTTCAGAAGGGGCGAACGACGGTAGGCGAGACCGCGCGTGCGTTCCCGAAGGTGGCGAGCGCCGCGGGCGCGATGAACCTCGAGTTGACCGAGGCCGCAGCCATCTACTCAACGCTAACGCTCACCGCATCGAGCAGCGCGGACGCATCGACCCAGGCCGCGGCGCTGCTGTCTGCCACGCAGAAGCCGACCCAGCAGGCGATCACCGCCCTCAAGGCACTCAACGCCGAGCGGGCGAAGGCGGGAGAGTCAGCGATTGCCATCGACTCAAAGGCCCTCAAGGAGATGGGCGCGGTCAAGTTTGCGGCTCAGTTCTCCGGGATGGATGAGGCCGTACTTGCTCAGCTGTTCGGAGGCGACAGAGCCCGCAAGGGTATCTCGGGGCTGACGGCCAACCTGGACTCGCTAGGCGCAACGGTCGAGGCCGAGAAGAACCGGGCAGGTGCAGCGGCTGAGGCTGAGGCGAAGATCGCCCCGACCCGCGCCCAGCGTCACAAGATTTTGCAAGCGCAGCTCGACGATGCGCAGCTTGCACTTGGTGAGGCCGCCGCACCCATCGTTGACGAACTCACCCCGGGTTTCACCGAGATTGCCAAGATCGGCGGCCAGCTAGCCAGGGACCACCCCGGGATCGTCAAGGCCGGCGGCGCGCTGGCTATCTCGGCGGTCGGGCTCGGCAAGGTGGGGGAGGGCATCGTCGGGTTCACCCGCACGATGGGGGCACTCCGGTCAGTGGCCAGCGTTGCCGGTGGCGCAGTGTCTGGGTTGAGCGGCCTGGTCGGAGGTGCTGGCAAACTCGGGCTAGTTGGTGCGTCGCTTGCTGCCGGCGTCGCAGTCGGCGCGCTCATCGATGAGATGTTTGGGATCAGTGACTGGATCTCCAAGCACTTCGCTGGGACATCAGGCGAAAAGAGGGTGGGCGCCGGGGAGAGAACAACTGGATTTCTGGACAAGAAAGCGGTGGTGCGTGACAGCGCAGGGAGGGAGATCACCGACCCGCAGCAGCGCGCGGCTCTCGCCAAGCAGGCGACTGCGGATCTAATGCGCGGTGGGACCGTGAAGGGGGACATCACGGCTGCCCTCTACAATCAAGGATTCACCGCCGATGACATCGGAAAGTCCCTGGACATAGCGCCGGCAAAGTCCAGGCGCACTGGCGATGCTGACGTTGCCGGCAAGATGGAGGTAAGGATCAAGGTCGATCAAGATGGCCGAGTATCCGGCGTCTCGACATCCAACCATGAGGGGCCTGTACAGGTCAGCAACGGAGAGATGGTGCCCTAATGGCTTGGCGTGAAGATCAACTGCCTTTCGCAAAACTCGATGGGAAAGAGTTCGCCTATGAAGAGGTGAGTGATTCCGGCGGCGCCGATGGCGTCCTGCACGACATCGCCACGAGTGGCCGGCGCGTGTACGAGGGGATCAGCGAGGGTGCTGAGGTCTTCGATGTGGCGGCTCACTTTGTCGGAGAAGACTACCTAGTCGACCAGGCCGATCTCATCGAGATCCTTCGCAAGCCGAAGACGCACCAATTCATCCACCCGTACCGAGGGACGTTCAAGGTCGCGCTTGTGCCGCCGGGGTACAATATCAGAAACCGGCGCACCGAGTCGGGCATGTGCAGGTTTACCTTTCAGCTTGAGGTAGTCGAGGACCAAGCGTTCCCGATGATCCGCGACGCGTCGGCCGAACTGCTTGGGCAGGTCAACATTTTGAACCTTGCCCTGCTGAGTGCATATAAGCGCAGATTTAACCTCGGAACGTTCGTCAAGCAGATCATCGGGACCATCGGGATCGCTACCGCTGCGATGCGTGCGGTCGAGGGGAAGATCCAAGCGGCGATGAACATCACCGAGGCGTTCGGTTCGGCCGTCACGGGGTTCGCGTCGCAGGCGTCATCGCTGCTGCGGAAGCCTGGCGACATGATCACCTCTATGACGTCGACAGCGATCGGCCTCATCGGCGGGATCGCCTCGGCGTCCGGTGACCTGCCCAGCCTGACCTCGCGCGCGCAGTCGACATTCACTCAGGCGATGCGGGCAATCTTCGACCAGGAGCGCCCGTCTGCTCCCCTGAACAGCACGCCAGAAGGTGCACTCGAACAGGAGAACGCGATCCAATGGTGGCTTGCGAACCGGGTGTCGTTCATCAGCGGGGCAGCGGCGCAGGTGACAGAGATGACGTTCACGAGCAGCGATCAGGTTGACCTGTTCCGATCCGAGTTCCTGACGTTCTTCGATGACGTCACGCTTGACCCAGCGCTTGACGATCAGGTGTACACCGAGGTGCGCCAGCTCAAGGCGAACGTCGTGAACTACCTGGCGAGCGTCGCGCAAGAGTTGCCGGAGCTCACGACCTACAAGACCTACAAGGCGCTGCCGGCGCTTGTCGTGGCCTACCAGATCTACGGGAACACAGACCGCAACCTGGAGATCGTCGACCGCAACAACGTAAGCGACCCGATGTTTGTCCCCCCGCGAACGCTTGAGGTGGTGGGCAGTGCCTAACGTCAAGGTCGAGCTGGCCGTCAACGGCATCAAGCTCAGCGAGTGGAAGAAGGTATCGATCCGACGCTCGCTGACATCGCTGGCCGATTCCTTCTCTCTGGACTACATCGACACGATTGACCGGCGCGACTACCCGATCAAGACGGGCGATCAGTGCGTGCTGTACATGGGCAATAATCGGGTGATGACGGGCTACGTGGACATCTCTGAGTGGTCCTACGCGGCCGGGGCCCCAGGCCAGCCCGCTGTTCACAGCTTTGCTTGTGAGGGCAGGAGCAAGACAGCCGACCTATTCGATTCGTCAGTCATCCCGGACCCGTCCACGTGGAAGCGCAAGACGTTCAAGACGATCGCCGGGCAGGTCTGCGCTCCCTTCGGAATTCGGCCAGTCTTCACACCGGAGATCGACGCGCTCGTGATGACGCCGATAGACCGTCACTCCGTGGAGATCGGCGAGTCTGCGGCGGATTGTCTTGGCAGACTCGCGCAGAAGCTCGGCGTGCTCATGCGTACCGGGACCGATGGGTCGCTTCTCATCGGCCGGGCCCCGAAGCTGATCGAGTCGAGCGGGCTGCTACTGAACCCCAACGGTGGGCGGATCAAGTCTGGCTCTCGCAGGAGCGACCACCGCGAACGCCACGACCTGTACATCGCATTCGGGCAGCGGCAGGGGTCGGCGACCGTCGCCGAAAGTTCAGCCCGCGAGGGGAAGCGCCAAGCCAGAGACAGTCGTATCAAGCGGCATCGCCCGCTCGTGTTCATGCAGGACGGCGGGTCAACCGATGGCACCCTGACGCGTGCGGCCGAGTGGACCCGGAACGTTCGGGCCGGGCAAAGCGAGCGCGTCTCCTACAAAGTCTTCGGATGGGAGGCCGCCCCTGGCCAGATCTGGGAACCCGGCAAGACCATCATTTGCGAGGACAAGTTTCTCAGGCTCAAGAAGCACGGTCTGATCGCCGAGAGTTGCAGTTACACCTTTAGCCGCGAGGGCGGGAGCGAGACGCAGATCGACCTCGTGGCCCCCGAGGCGCTGGCTGGGCTGTCGCCACCGACGACACCAAAGAAAACCGACGGAGTGCTCAAGTGGTAGACCGCACGACATGGAACGCGATCGGAAAGCGCCTCACGAAGATGCGGAATCGGATGGCCGGCATCGTCACGCGGGTGCGCGTGGCCTCATCCGTGGTCACCGGCCAGGGGTCAATCGTGACGGTCGACATGCTCGAGGGCGAGCAACGAGATTCAGCCGAGTATATGGAGCCCTACGGCCTAGCGGGCGACCCCCCAAATGGCTCGACGGGGGTGGGCTTGGCCGTTGGCGGGACCCGCGACCAGGTTCTCATCCTATGCGCCAGTCCCAAGGGTTCGACGCCTACGGGGCGATTGCCTGGCGAGGTTGACTTCTACAGCACGCACGGGCAGCGAATCCGCATGCACACAAACGGGGATATCAGCGTAGTCCCGGCGGGGGCCGGCATCGTGTATGCTGGCACAGACGTGAACCCGCTAGCAGCATTCGCCAACAAAAGCGGCGACCCCGTTTTGTGTGGGCCGCTGCTTGCGTCGTGGGCGGCGAACGTCACCGCTGCTCTCAACATCGTGCCCGGGACAGTCACAGCCCCGCCGCCCATCCCGCAGGGCCCGCTAGGTGAGACCCTAGCGACAACCACGAAGGTCAAGGTTGGGTGATGGCTCTCTGGCACCGATACGACAACGTTGAGCAGCGCGGTGACATCAAGCAGGACACGACCGCGCTGTCACCGTTCCGCGGAAACCTCTCGACAGATGATGGCATTTTGTCGGCCGTCGAAATCTCGCTATTCACCGACCGGCGCGCGCCTCCCGGTGCCGTGCTTCCAGGCTTGCCGACGGACCTTCGGGGGTGGTGGGGCGATCAGTTTTGGGGGGTCGACTTCGGCACCCCGCAGTACCAGATTGGTTCGCTGATCTGGCTGCTGGACCGTTCCAAGAATCGGCAGGCAACGCTGTCCCAACTCAAGGACTACTGCGAGCAGGCCGTGGACTGGATGGTTGACGCGGGGATCATCGGCGTTCGTCGGGCCATCACGGGCCGGGTGAGCCGTGACACGGGGTATTTTCAGCTCGAGTTGAAGCGGCCGGACTCGCCCGATTCGCTCTGGACACCCCGATGGGAGAAGACAATAAGTGGCCTCTAACATCACACGCCCCACGCTCGCGCAGATCCAACAACGCGGGCCATACGTGGCGCTAGTCGACGCGTACATTGA